CCTTACCGCTTGGCGATAGCCCATCAACAACGATAAGAACAGAGTTTTAAGAGTGAATGTCCGTGACATTGGAATTTTAGATCGTGTCCAACATGTAGCAGACAACTTCCAAAACCAAATCAAAACACTAGGCGAAGAACTAACAATCACAAGTGACGGTGAAGCAACTGTACCTGAAATTGCTGAAACTGTACGCAAGATGAATGAAGAAATGCGCAAAGAATTTGACAGCATCTTCTATGATGGCGCAAGTGAAATTGTATTTGGAAAGCAGAACCCTTTATCCATGAGTAACGGGAACACTATTTTCAATAACTTCATGACGGCTTTCGCAGAATATATAAAGCCATTTATCGAAAAAGAAACTAAGAAGATGCAAAAGAACATCGAAAAGTATCGCAAGGCGTATAAGAAGAAATGATAGGGCAATTACCGACAACTATCACGGTAAATGGTAAGGAATTAAAAATAGAAACGGACTTCAGAACGGCGCTATTAGTGCTTGTTGCATGCAATGATGTCGAACTATCGGACAGAGAAAAGGTTTATGTCATGGTTGACGCGCTTGTGGGCTTTGAGAACTTGGAACGCGAAGACGTGGAAGAAGCAATCAAACAATGCTCATGGTTCATGGACGGCGGCAAAGACTATTCTAAAGCGATAAACAAGCCGAAATTAATGGATTGGGAACAAGATGAACAAATCATCTTCAGCGCCATAAACCGTGTAGCCGGAAAAGAAGTACGTACAGAGTCATATTTGCATTGGTGGTCTTTCTTAGGATATTTCAACGAAATCCAAGAGGGACTTTTTTCTAATATCCTGAATATTAGACAGAAAAAAGCGAAACATAAACAGTTGGAAAAGTGGGAACAAGACTTTTATAGAGATAACAAAGATTTGATTGATTTTAAGACTGTTTATACGGAAGCGGAAAAAGAAGAAATACGCAAGATCAATGAACGTTTTAAATAGAAAGGAGGTTTTTAATGTCAGATGGTGGAATTGTATTTGATACAAAAATAGACACGTCAGAATTTAAAAAGGGCGCATCTGAATTAAAGGCTGAATTAAAGGATTTACAATCACAACTTAAAACAGCAGAAAGTAATTCAAGGTCACTGTATAAAGCGTGGGAAAAGGGAAACTTCAAAGATAATAAGTTGAAGCAAGCGCTATCTGAAGCAGACGGCGAAGCATCAAGACTAAGAAACAGTATCGAAGATGTTAAGACACAACTTGCTACAATGCCTAAGACATCACTAAAAGATGCAATGCCACAAGGGGAAGCGCCTAAATTCTCATTAAAGGGCGCAATCGGCAACGCTGGCGCATCACTTGGGAAAGTCGCTAATGCTTTAGGTGGTGGCGTGATAAACGCAACAAAAGCACTGTTTGGATTTAACGAAAAGCAAAACGAAACTAACACATTTGCTAAGTCGTTAGGCAATTCGATTTTCTCACTTGGTAACATGTTCAAATTGCTGGCTTTAAGAATGGCAATGCGACAAGTACTATCAGGTATCACGCAAGGATTTGGACACGCTGTTGAATATTCTGAAGCATTAAAAACATCTATGAACGGGTTAGAAATGAGTACAGGTGCATTTGCTAACTCACTAGGCGCAATGATAGCGCCACTAATCAACATGATAGCGCCTGTATTGTCACAGGTTATTGACTGGTTCACCTCAGCAGCTAACGCCGTGGCGCACTTTTTCGCCGTGCTAACTGGTGCTGGTTCGTACATTGTCGCTAAAAAGAGTATTGCAAGCGTATCAAGTGAACAAAAGAAAATGGCTGGTGCGGCAAAAGGTGCAACAAAAGCCCTAAAAGAAGAACAGGGCGCACTAGCTGGTATTGATGAAATAAACGATATATCCGATAAATCTAACGCTGGAAGTGGTGGCGGTGGCGGAGGTGGTGGAGGTACAGCAGGACTTGACACCATGTTTGATACCGTGGACACAGGCGCACTTGACGGCATATGGAAGATGATTGCAGATGCTGACTGGCAAGGGCTAGGCGTAACAATCGGAACAAAGATAAATGAAGCATTTGCTAGTATCGACTGGGCTGGAATAGGTGCAACGGCTGGCAAGGGTATTGATGGTGTTATTAAAACACTCTATTACACGCTTAAAACGATTGATTTTAAAGCAATCGGTAAGGACTTGGCTACACTGTTGAACAATGCTATTGAAAACATTGATTTTAGCATTCTAGGGCGGTTATTAGTCCGTAAGACATTAGCTGGTATTGATTTCCTGATTGGCTTCTTCACTGGGCTTGATTATGGCGATATTGCAAAGTCCATTTCCGACTTCTTGATTGGTGGATTTAATGAAGCGAGCGAGTGGTTACAAAGTTACGACTGGAAACAACTAGGCGAATTCATCGTAAGTGCAATTAGTGACTTCTTCAGCAATCTTGATGCTGGGGGTATCGCTTCTAGTTTTGTAACATTCATCACTAACGCATTATTGGCGGCACTTGATCTATTGAGTGGCATTGTTGGCTCAGTATGTGACGGTATCTATGATTACTTCAAGGGCTATATTGACGATAGCGACTATGGAAGTGTTGGTGCAAACATCATCATGGGCATTCTAAAGGGTATTTTAGACGGTTTAAAGGGTATTGCTACATGGCTTTGGGAAAATGTATGTAAACCGATTATTGATGCTGTTAAAACGCACTTTGGCATTCACTCACCGTCCACAGTTTTCGCAGAATTAGGCGAATTCTTAATGCAAGGCATGCTGAACGGTATCAAGAAGATTTGGGAAGACATTAAAGCATGGTTTGATGAAACCTTTGGTGATTTGAAGAAATTCATTTCTGAAGCATGGACAAGCATTTCTAAAAATACATCTGAAATGTGGGGTGGTATCGCTAAGATATTCACTAGCGCATGGGATAACATCAAGTCCGTTTGGGACGGTGTAACAGGCTTCTTTGGTGGCGTTTGGGACGGTATAAAGCAAGTGTTTGGCAATGTTGCTCAATGGTTCGGCGATACCTTTGGTGGCGCATGGAAAGCCGTTAAGGACGTGTTCAGCACAGGTGGCGCAATCTTCCAAGGCATCACTGAAGCGATTGCAAGTACTTTTAGAAGCATTGTTAACCACATTATCGGTGGCATCAATACAGTTGTTTCCGTACCTTTTAACGCTATCAATGGCGCATTAAACGGGCTTAGAAACTTCTCTATCATGGGCGCTTCTCCATTCTCATGGATACCAAGCGTAAGCGTGCCAAGTATTCCATACCTTGCTAATGGTGCTGTAATTCCAGCTAACCATGAATTCTTGGCTGTATTGGGCGACCAAAAGAGCGGGACAAACATTGAAGCGCCATTATCAACAATTCAAGATGCTATGCGCTCAGTCATGGACGAAAGAAGCGGAAATGCTGACGTGGTGAATATGTTGGCTACACTTATTCGAGTTGTACAGGAAAAGAACTTGCTGATTGAAGATGTTGGCAAGGCTGCTGTTTCGTACATTATCGAAGAAACAAGCCGTACAGGTGAAAACCCTGTGGCTGTTTTAGGTTAGGAGGTAACATGGCAGAAATTGGATATAAAATCAACGGCGTATTGTTACCAACGCCGGACATAGATCCTGATTGTACTAGCGAAGATATGCACGGGAAGAGTTGGCGTGACGGTGGTGGCAAGTTGCACTTTGTCATTTTGCGCCGTGATGTTACATCAGAAAAATTGAAATGGCATTGGTTATCAAAAGCAGAATTTGATAAATTAAAGAACCTTTGCCGAAAAGATATGCAAGGAACATATACGTTTGAAAGCATATCGGGCGAGGTTAGAACGGTATATACTGGCGCTAATCTCACATACAAGAAACGAATTACAGATAAAAACACGGGCGATGTCGCATATTTGGACGTTGCCCTTTCATTTATTGAAGTATAAGGAGGTAGCAAATGCTGAATATTCCTAATGATTTGAAGCAGCAATACACAGGTGATTTGCTACCACCTGACGTTGTTTTAAACATAGCTGGAACAACATACACGAACAAAGACTTTACAAGTGGTTCACTTAAAATCAAAGAGTCGCTTTGCTCAAAAGATACGTTAGATCTAACGAGTGTCGAAGCATCAACGCTAAAAGTGACTATTGCGAAAGAAACTGGCAATATTACTGGGCTAGTTGGAAAGCGTGTAACAGTAAAGCAAGGCACATTAGATTTGGGTGTTTATACGATTGTGAATGCAAAGTTATCAACAGACTACACAACGGACATTGAATGTTACGATGATTTGAAGAAGTTTGTTGATGCTGATGTTTCGGATTGGTGGAATACGCAACTTGTATTCCCGTTGAGTCTTAAAGACTTGCTGATTAAGTTATGCGAGCGTGTCGGTGTCCTAACTGAACTACCTAACACATGGACAAACTCAGACATGCAAGTTACTAAAACGGCATACTTTCAGAACCTAAAGGCAAGCGAGTTGCTTGGATATATTCAGGAAGCAAGCGGCACATTCTTTAGAATGTCACGATCAGGCAAGTTGAAAGCAATCAGCCCTAATAAAACACCGACAGAAATACCGTACACAAGGCTTTTCAATGATGCGACTATTTCCGATACGGTAACACCAGCTATTGAGAAACTGGCAATCAAGTCAAGTGAAAAGGATTTGGGCGTTTCTTCAGGTAAGGCTGACGGCAATACATATGTAATACTTGCAAATCCACTCTTATTTGGGCTTTCCACGGCGCAGATGAAGTCTATATCGGATAAACTCTTTCCAGCGTATAAATGGCAAGCATACACGCCTTGTAAGGTGTCATATAAGAGTCTTCCGTTCCTTGAAGTTGGCGACTGGGTAACAGTTACAACATTCAAAGGAAGTATTGCTACATTCCCTATTCTTAGCCGTGAATTAAGCGATATAAACTTAATTTCAGACACGGTAGAAGCAAAGGGTAAGAAAGAGCAGAAAAAGACAGTATCTTCAGCAAAACAAATTCAGGTGCTATCGTGGAACGTTCACGAGATGGAAAACACCTTAGAAACCTTTAAGAGCAAGATTGAGAACATAACAACGGAAGTTGGAAATGCTAATAAAGGAACAAAGCAATACTACTTACAAACGGTATCAGCAAATAAGCCGTCAAAGACTGACAGCGCATGGTCGGAAACGCAACCGGTGAGCATTAGTGGACAGCACATGTGGTATATGCTTGTGGACATCACAGCAAATGGTAGCGAAATCAGACATGAACCATTTGAACTAACAGGCATCAAGGGTGAAAGTGGGCGTGGCATTGTTGGAAGTCCGACATTGACATATCAAGCTGGAACAAGTGCAACGGTTATTCCTACTGGCACATGGTCTAGTGATATTCCTCTAGTCAATGAGGGTTACACACTATGGACTAAAGCCGTATGGAAGTATAGCGACAACACAACGAGTGAAGTATATACACCGTCAATCGCTGGTAAAGCTGGCAAGGGCATCAAGTCGGTAAAACCTGAATACTATCTATCAACTTCAAAGGCCGAAGTAACAGGTGGAACATGGCAAGATACACAGCCACAGAAAACGGCTGATACTTGGATATGGCAACGATACAAGGCTACATTCACGGACGAAAGCGTGGGCTATTCAGATGCTATTCTTGATGACGTGTTAAATGGATTGGTTGAAGTATCAATCACTAACAAATCAACCATTGAGCAACTTAACGGAAGCATTACACACTTAGTCAATCAAACGGCAGAAAACAGAAATGGCATTGAAAGTGCAAAGACAGAAATTCAGACGTTGCAGAAACAAACAGCGGACGGCTTCAGCCGTACCGTACAGCGCACAGAATTTGACAAGACGGTTAGCACTATTTCTGAAAAGTTGGACGAAAACGGCTTGCATATTGGCTCAGATAAAGAGGACACTGTAACAACCGTTGATACTAACGGCGTAAATGTCAAAAAATCAGACGGCACACTGTTAGCAAAGTTTGACAAGGTGGACAGTATGCTTGCATATTTGCGTGTTCTTGAATATCTAAGTGCAGGTGCGCATAGAATTGAAGCGCAAAATGTGGAAAGTGAGATAACACAGTTTGTCAATGGCACGATCAAGACAGCCACAGTCAAAGCAAGTGTTATCAACTGGATTGGGGACATTAAGAAATGACAATGTTAAATTATTCATGGCAAGTTGTCGCTGAAGCAAATAGGACGGCTGGCGCTGCAAATGTTACTTATAAATTGTTGGCTAGAATTAGCGAGCAATACCACAGTATCGAATTAAATCGTGACTGGGTGGAAGTACAAACAACCTATGAATTGCATACTGGTTATATCTATTCAGGCACATGGAATTTCAACGGTACTGGTTGCGATGCTGTAAGTGGTGGTGGAACACTAAGAGGTAGCGGGACACTATTAAGTGGTGGCTTTTGGGCTTATCACGATAACAATGGTAATTATGCTACAAGTTTATATGCTGACTTACAATTCTATTTTTCAGCTGCAAATGCATATCTATCGGGTACTATTGAGTTGCCTAATATTCCCCGTGCAAGTAGTGGCGCATGGAAAGACAACAAAAACCATGTCAAACTGGACGGAAGCGACACGATCACGTTGCTATTAGATAAAAAAGTAAGCAAATACAGACATTCTCTAGTTTGGGTAATTGGGGATAGTGGCTATAAATGGCTAAACACTAATGATATTGATACAGAGTATGTGTTTAAGCCGACTGAAGAAATGATTAAGTACGCAACTAATACACAATCAGTCTATGGCTATCTAGGCATTGGCACATACGCCGATGGAACGCAAAACGCAACAATGATTGGCACAAGCAAAATTGGCTTTTATATTGATTTACCAGCTGAAAAATATGCTCCAGTTATCAATAGTGCAACGGTTAAAGAAATAGGAAATAGCAAAGTACCTGAAAATAAAGTATTCCGTTATTTATCTAAGAAAAAGTTATCCATGCGAGCAGATGTAAGGGGATATGCAACGGTTAAAAGTGTGTATGCATTACACAATAAACAACAATTCCCTTTAAAACTTGCTGACGGCGTGTATAGCGTTGATTTAGAGGGCATGAGTAACGGGGACATAGAATTTGTCATTGAAGATAGCAGAGGGTTCAAAACAACGCAAAAATGGCAAGGGACGTATGTTCCATACTTCTTCCCAACAATTACAGAATTTACAGCCGAACGTGACAATCCAACAGTCAATGATGGATATGCTAACGCAAAGGGTACATTCTATAATGGTGAAAATAACACACTTACAATCACAGTAAATGATGAAAGCGGTCATAGTGTAAACTCAACTGGCACTCTATCAGGTAATGAATTTACCGTGAAGCAACGCATCAATGGCTATTCATACGATAAAAACTACAATCTGAGATTAAAGGTCACGGATAGTTACGGACAGACAACCGAAAAATCGTATGTACTGGCTGGTAATTTGTGGGCGATGATCTTGGCTAAACTCACAACTAGCGTACACATGCTATGGGTCAGAAAAAATGGTAATAGCCCGTGTGGTATCTATAACGAGGGCGATTTATCAACGCTAGGTAGAACATACGCTAAAGGTGGACTTGCCGTTGGCGGCGATGATACGTTTATTGTGAAAGAATTTACGGCTGATGTCCAAGCAATAAAAGGACAACAGGCGGCATATATAAGTGTTCCATACACTATTCCTACAGGATATAAATTGCTTTGTTTTTATGATGCACACACTGTTACATGGTGCATAACAACAATAAAGAATGTAAGTGCTAATGCAATTATGACACATGTATATAACTGGTCTGTTCCAAGCGATATAACACCAAAAAGTAAAGTGGTTGTTAGCGGGCTGTTTGTTAAGTCTGCATAGAAAGGGAAATAATGCTTATAGATGGTTTAAAATTTACTGAAATCCCAAGTGGTAATAAAAGCGTTGTTACATTTCAACGTAAGGTGTTTGAAAACCTAAAGCCACTGATTGATAGTTTTGAAGTTGGTGTTATACATGAAATAAGTTTTGATGACGAGAACATCACACACAAAATGTACACTGAACCAATGACGTTTTCTAAAAGTGATGATAGTTATATTATCTCTTTTATTTTGACAGATGTTCCACAGAAAGATATTGATGCTAAAAACTTTAATGAAGTGAAGCCATTAGTCAATGATTGCTTACAGACAGCAAGCATTGAAACTGTAAAGAAATACATATCATTTCTGAATGTTTGGACAGCTGGAACACGGTATAAAAAAGGGCAAAGGGTATCTTATAAAAACGTGCCGTATAGCGTTATATCAGACGTTACAGCAGAGGAAGCGAAAACGCCTGATGTATCAGAGAAACTGTACGAAAACTTGCTGAAGAAAAAGCAAGAAATAAAGCCGTGGAATGATAAAACAACCTATTCAAAAGGTGACTTAGTTATCGCACGTGGAATTGTGTTTATATCCAACATCAATAATAACAAGAGTAATGAACCAGGCTTCGGGAATGCCTGGGATTATTACAAAGAAAAATAAATATTTGCTATTAAGGCGACCAATAAGGCCGCCTTTTTAGATAGAAAAGAGGACAAAGAAAAATGAGAATTTACAATGTACCTGATGTTTCCGAACATCAACCAAATTTTGACTTCACACCTTATGCCGGAAAGTATGCTATCTTACGTGCTGGCGTTGCAAGCCGTGAAGACTATTCATTCAGACGACACGTTTCAGAGTGCCAACGTTTAGGCATCACAATCGGCGTTTACTTCTATTCCTATGCGCTAAACACAGCACAGGCAATCGAAGAAGCACAGCGCTTCTTATCCATCATTGCTGGCGTGGATATTGGGCTTGGCGTATGGCTAGACATGGAAGATGCCGACCATTACAAAGTCAATAATGGCGTGGCTATCACACACGATAACATTGCGCCTATGTCACGCGCATTCTGCGATGTTATCGCTTCAGCTGGATACTATACAGGAATTTATACTTCGCTATCATGGCTTGGTTACCTTGCGCCTGAATGCGATCCATACGATAAGTGGGTAGCGGCTTGGGGAAACAATGATGGAAGCCATACGGTTGATACTTCAGCATACGGAACAATCCAACAGTACACTTCTAACTATGGAACGTTAGATGAAAATGTAATCTTTGTTGACCCGTCAATCTATCGCACTGGGGCAACAGCAGATAGACCAGTTGAATATGTTCAAACGCCTACACAGTCACCAGTTGCAACAAGTGAAAACGTTTATGTGGCTCAATATGGCGATACATTATCAGGAATTGCAGCTAAGTTTGGCACAACATATCAACACTTAGCAGAAATCAACGGTATTGCAGACCCTAATGTTATCTATGCTGGGCAAGAGATTGTTATTAGCGGTGAACCAGTTGCCAACACAAGTGATGAGGTTTATTACACAATCCAAGACGGCGATACATTGAGCGACATTGCAGAAAGAAACGGCACATCTTATCAATATCTTGCATATCTGAATGGCATTTCAAATCCTAACGTTATTTACGCTGGAACTACAATCAGAATTAGATAGGCGATAATATTATGCTTCTAAAAGACGTTTTCGCATTGATTGAATTTAAAGATTTTGTAAGTGCGCTATTTTCTATTGTCTTTGTTGGTTCAATCTTTATTCAGATTGCGCCAATTAAGGTGAACCCTTGGGACAAGTTGCTAAAGTGGGCTGGTGATCGCATCAATCACAATGTTAATCAAAAGATAGACACACTCGAAAAAAAGCTCGATGATCATATCGCAACCGATACTGCTCGTCGGGTTGATGACATTCGCAATACAATCTTGGTATTTGCGAATGAGTGTTCTCGAGGAATTGTTCACTCGAAAGAACAATTTCGATTTATCGTTTCTAAGTGTGACTCGTATGAACAATATGTTGAGGATAATCACTTAAAAAATGGTGTAATAACTGAAGCAACAAAACTTATTAAAGACACTTACCAAAATCATTTAAAAAATGACAGTTTTCTAAAATAGGAGGAAAAAGAAAATGCTTATTACAAACAACAAAGTCTATGACACACTCAAAGAGATTGCTTTAATCGTATTACCAGCCATTGCCACATTGTATTTGACACTTGCTGGAATTTGGAAATTGCCTTATCCACAGGAAGTTAGCGGCACGATCATTGCCGTTGATACATTCTTGGGTGCTATCTTGCATATCTCCAATAAGCAATATAAAGCAGCACAGGAAGAAGATTTGAAGTAAACAAAGCCCGCCTTAAATGGTGGGTTCTTTTTTTATGCTTAATTATAT